CTACGAGAGCTCCGGGCCGGAAGAAAAGTTCCAATTGATGAATTAGCTAAAGTCATTAAGAAATCTAAGGTTTCTTATAGCAAAAAAGAAAGTGGTGAAGTCAAATTCCTACCAGATGAGGTACTAGCGTTGTCGAACTATTATGGGCTAACATATGCAGAGATGAACGCTATTTTTTATGACGGGAAATTACCATTTGGTAATTTCGACAAACTCACACAAATTCTTTCGGGAATGGGGTTCGTGTGATTCCATATTAGCAAAAGAGGAGATGTTTTACAATGCGGGATGGTTGTATGAAAGACAACAAGAATATCTACTATCAATGCAGAAAAAAAGCTGCAAAGTATAACGAGGCTCTATCAAGCAGGGAAGGTGCTGCTGAATTACTTGGAATTTCGGCTTCGACATTGGCGAATTATGAATTGGATATCACAAAATTTGTACCGCTGGACAGCATCGTAATGATGGCCGATTTGTACAAGGCACCTTACTTGAAAAATCTACACTGTAAAAATGAATGTCCTATTGGCAAGGAGCGGGCGATTGCAACGCAGTTAAGGAGCCTGGAGGCTATAACTGTTAGTTTAGTATCCAGATTGGATAACGACATTACTGAAGATGTCAAAAGAAAGCTGGTTCGCATTGCTGAGGACGGAAGGGTATCGGCAGATGAGCGGGAAATGTTCCAACAAATTGTTCAGGCGCTGGATGTGTTAGCGCTTGCTATCAGTGAGCTTGACTTGTTGAGGGAAGAAATGGTTTGCAGATGGTGATGGCATGAATATTGAGAATACGCTTGAGTATTTGAAAACAGAGTTTGGAGTTAAAAGCGAAGAGGAATTGAACGAAGCGGCAGAAAGAGTAAGGGATATTGACATTGGTTTGTTTGTTTCTTTGATTCCAATGGTATGCGAGGGGGCGTGATAAATGGATCTGATTTATAGTAGGCCAGTAGATTTAAATGAATTCAGCTCGGAGGCACTTCAAAAAGTGGCAGATATTCATGGGTTTGTGTATTTGCGTCACGAAGGAAAAATATTTGGGATTTCTTTACCGGATGCTACGGTTCCAACTGCTAGGACTCTAGTGATGACAAAGGTTGTAGAAGCAGAGGATTCAAAAAAGATACCCTCTATAGTGTCCTGCTTGCTTAATTGGAGCCAGGTTAAAGAATATTTTAGACGAAATTGGATTTTTATTGCTATTGGCATCTTTTTAGCAGAAGCGGCAAAGGCTTATGCCTATGATTGCAGAGGTTATGAAGGGGTGGGGAGTGAGTTCTTTGTATTGCCGGCATTTTTGTGCTTGGTTGAATTCATCAGATGGCTGCGAAGTCCGATTTTGGAAAAGGAAGAATAGGATATGTGTTCAAGTGGTTTTCCTCAATTTCCGGAATTAAAGTTTGATGAAAAAAGGCATCTCTATAGTTTGCATGGGCAAATGCTCCCAAGCGTAACGACTGTCATGAGACCTCTGAATGAAGCTCTTTATAGAGGAATTGATGAAGAAATCATGAAAGTGGCAGCAGATCGAGGCACAGCGATTCATAATGCGGTTGAGAATTATGCTCTTTATGGAATCAAGGACATAGAGGCGTCTCATTTGGGATATTTTAACGCATTTATACGGTGGTGGGATGATTGCTTGCCCGGAGTTATAACTACTGAAAGCCGGTTATACCACAAGTATCTTCGCTATGCGGGGACGGCGGACTTACCTTGCATAATTGAGGGGAAAAGGGTACTGGTGGATTACAAGACTTCAGCGTCAGTAAATAAGATGTTGACTGGTGTGCAGTTGGAAGCATATGCAAAAGCGTATGAAAGCCATGGGTATAAGTTTGATGAAAAAGCTATAGTTCATCTAAAAAAAGATGGATCGTATCAGATGATTCGATATAAGGCCAATGATCTGGAGAGTTGGGAGGTCTTCAGTTCCTTGATCGTTGTTTGGAATCATATTCAAAAACACAAGTAGGAGGGCTGTATGGGACAGGAAATGAAAGAAGCGATAGTAGCAACAGTAGAAGTTCCCACAGAATTTAGAAAAGAAGCTGTGATTCAGGAGGAGGTCAGCGTTGTTGAGTTGCGTGCAAGGGAAATAACCATTGCATCGGATGATGATTATGAAAAAGCTGCTGAGTTCGGACAGCAGATCAAAGGGCAGGCTAAAGTCGTGACGGATTTTTTCAAACCAATGAAGGACCATGCTTATCAGGCTCATAAAGCGGTATGTGACAGAGAAAAGACTATGCTAAAACCGCTTCAGGAGGCTGAAAAGATCCTGAAGGCGAACATGGCATCGTATTATCAGGAACAAGAGCGTAAGCGTTTACAATTGGAAGCTCAGATGCGAAGGGAGGCTGAGGCAGAAAAAAACAGGAAGCTGAGTGAGGCCATTGCCTTAGAAGAAGAAGGTAAGCTTGAGGAAGCTGAAGCGGCTATTCTTGATGCCCAAATAACTGAAAGCATTGCCGTGAAAGCGGTTGTTATTATGGATACGCCAAAACCAAAAGGCGTAAGTCATACTAAGGAGTGGGAGATCGAGAGCATTGACCCAGAGCTGGTTCCGGTAATGCTTGCTGGAGTAGAAATTCGACCGATAGATGAAAAAGCAATTATGAGATTAATTCGGGCATCGAAGGGAAGCATTCAGATTTCGGGAATCCGTTACAAAGAAACTTTTAAAATAGGAATCAGGAGGTAAATTGATGATGGCAAATAAGAACGAGATTATGGCAGTAGAGTATGACACGGCATTGGGTCATATTAAGCTGACTGCCGAAGACGTAAAAAATTATCTGGTGAGTGGTACTTCTCAGGTGACAGATAAGGAAATCAAATTGTTTCTGGAACTTTGTAAATATCAAAAACTAAATCCATTTACAGGAGAAGCTTATCCAATCAAGTTTGGAAATGATTTTCAGATGGTTGTAGGCTATGAAACGTATAAAAGAAGGGCTGAAGAGAATCCGGCATATAGAGGGCGTAAGTCCGGAATTGTTGTCCTTCGAGGAGAAGAAGTTGTATTGAAAGAGGGTACATGCCTATATCCTACGGAGCAGCTTTTGGGGGGATGGTGCCGGGTATATGTGCAACGGCAGGAGTTTCGGGATGAGATGTACAAAGAGGTCGGTCTTTCAGAGTATCAGAAAACAAAGGATGGTAGGCCAACAGCAAATTGGGCATCAAAGCCAGCTACTATGATTGAGAAGGTCGCGGTATCACAGGCGTTACGAGCAGCTTTTCCTACGGATTATCAGGGGTTATACACGGCGGCCGAGTTTGGTCAAGAAGGAAAGCTGACGGAAGAAATTGTGCATGCGGATGTCACCGTGGTTGATGAAGAGGCAATTATTATCTCCCAGGATCAACGAAAGGCATTTTTGGAGATGGCTACAGGCTTTTACGGAAGCAAGAAGGGGAGCGCAGTAGTAAAGTATATCTGCAATAGCTTTGGGTTGGAATCAACGGCTACTATGACTGTCGAACAGTATGAGGAGGCTGTAGAAACTTTGAAGAGGGGCATTGAGGCAGATAAGGTAAAGATGAAAGATCAGGAAGGTGTCAGCAATGAGGTAAATCAAGAAGATCAGGATGCGTGATTTTCCGTGGCGGTGGGTCAAATCTCACTGTCATAGTGAAGGTGGTGATAGTATTGGCATGGATCAGCGTTCATGACCATGTTGTAGGCGGAAAATTACGAAGCTTGGCAAAGGCAATTGGCTGTTCTCAAAAAGAGGCCCTTGGTATTCTGGTATCTTTGTGGCTGTGGGGATTAAACAATGCGGACCGAACAGGGAAGCTGAAGAGCTGTGAGAGAAGTGATATTGCAGAGGAGCTGTCCAAAGGATTGAGTGATGGATTGAATCCTAGCAATATTGTTGCAAGCCTAATTGAGCAAAAGTGGATTGATGAAGATTCAGACAAGACACTTTACCTGCACGATTGGGACTCGTGGCAGGAGCAGTGGTATAAGTTCCTGCGCACCAAAGAATATGATGCAAAACGTAAGCGGGAAGCCAGAGCAAGGGAAAGGGAAGAAACCCAGGAGCCGGAGTTGCTCTTCCCAAAGTATGTACCTGTTTCGGAAGATATTCCGATAGAAAATCCGGTGGAAAGTCCACCGGACAAGCCAAAGAGGCCAAAGAAAGCCATCAAAAAGGAGCCTGAAAAGAAGCAGTATGCTGACTATGTTTCTTTGAAGGAGGCTGAGTACAGCAAGTTAATAAGTGGGTATGGTGAGAAGGCAACGGAGCGATTCATTGAAGAGCTGAATCTGTATAAAGGGTCAACAGGTAAAACCTATAAGAGTGACTACATGACCATCCTGAATTGGGTGGTGGAAAAGGTAGAAAAGAAATACCCCGGCCTTATTCAAAGGCCAAAACCAGAGCCAGAAGTAGAATCAATGGCTCAAAAAGATAGCAATCCATTTGGACAGTGGAAGGAGTAAACTGCATGCTCAAGGACATGACTGAAGATATGTTGGAAGCATTGGTGAATGTACCGCGTGAAGCAGAAGGCGGTGATTTTATTGGTGAAGATGGGCTATTATATTGCGGTAAGTGCCGGACAAAAAAAGAGCATATTGTTCCATGGATAAACCAGGAGGCCAGGAAGGTTTCGATCATGTGCCGGTGCCGGATGGCTGAAGATCAAGCAATACAGGACCGGATGCGAAAAGAAGAAGAGGTGCTTAGCATCCGCCGTGCGAAAATGAGCAGTATGATGGATGATACTTTCCGCTCTGCTACATTTGAAAACTTTAAGGTGAATAAGTCAAATGTAGCAAGCCATAAGCAACTGCTCAACTATTGTAAGGGATTTAAGAAAATGCTTGAAAGAAATCAAGGGCTACTGCTTTATGGAAGTGTTGGAACTGGTAAGAGTTATACGGCTGCCTGCATTGCAAATTATCTCTTGGATCATAACTGGTCGGTTGCTATGACATCTTTTGTAAGGCTATTGCAGGAGGTACAGGGATTCGATAAGGAGAGAGCAGAGTTTTTTACCAACAAACTAAATTCTGTAAGTTTACTTATCATTGATGATTTGGGAGCAGAAAGGAGTACGGATTATGCTTTGGAAAAAGTATATGGAATCATTGATGGCAGATACAGGGCAAAGAAACCTTTGATTTTGACTACCAATCTTACACTGGGACAGATGCAGGAAGCAAGTGATATCCGGTATGAGCGAATTTATGATCGGATCTTTGAAATGTGTTATCCGATGGAGTTTGCAGGGGTATCCTGGCGGAAGCGGGAAGCGGCCCAAAGGTTTGAAGAGACTAGAAAACTATTGGAGGGATAATATGAAGCTGCTAGAAATTGGTGTCAAAATTAGACTGAAGCGGGAGGCGCAGAGAAAGAGCAGAAAAGAGCTGGGGGCGCTGATAGGTAAAGCTGAAAGTACTATCAAGGGATATGAACGGGGAGAAACGGATATTCCGTGTAGCACCTTATTGGATATTGCAAACGCTTTGCAGTGTGAACCGCAGATTTTCTTTGGGGCAGAGGAGGATGTTTTTGGAGCCGAAGCAACATTGAGGGTATATACCCAGGAAGACCGCCAAACCATGGCAGGAATATTGGTTAAGAACGGTTATACGATTAGGCAGGTAAAGATTCCCCGGGAAAAGGGGAAGAGCAATTACCTCTGTCTGCAGGTAAAGATGGAGGATTCAAATTTAGAAAGCCAGTAAGGAGTGGAAAAATGAAGGAATTGAAGTTTGTGGTTTTAGGAGAGCCACAAGGGAAAGGAAGACCGAGATTTGTCACCAGATATAATCCGGAAACCAAGAAATCGTTTGGCCAGGCCAGAACTCCGGACAAGACCATTGTTTATGAAAATCTGGTAAAGTCAGAATATTGTAGGCAATGTGGAGACTTTAAATTTGCGGATAATGCAATGCTGGATATGAGAATCATGGCTTTTTATTCCATTGCGCAGAGTAAGAGTAAAAAACAGAAAGAAGCCATGCGTAACCATGAAGTGCGTCCAGCTAAGAAGCCAGATGCAGATAATATTATAAAGGTTATAGCGGACAGTTTAAACCAAGTTGCCTATCGGGATGATGCACAAATTGTAGATACAATGTTCCGGAAGTTTTATTCAGACCAGCCACGAATTGAAGTAACACTTAAAGTTGCAGGTGGTGAAAAGCAGTGAGGAAATGCAAAGGGCAATACACGAATTACAAATTAGGAGGACAATATGAACAGAGAAGAAATGATTCAAAGGTATGAAGAATTGTTGGAAGGGGTATCCAGAGAAGGGATACAAAGACTGATGGATTTTATAAGGGAAAGTGATTTCTACACAGCACCGGCATCTACCCGATTCCATGGGAATTATGAAGGAGGTCTGCTGGAACATAGCTTGAATGTTTACGAACGGTTAGTAGATAAAACATATAATCCTATCTGGGATGGGGTGTTTCAAGGGGTGGACGTTGATAGCTTTGTTGTTGTGGCGTTGTTGCATGATATCTGCAAGACATATTTCTATGGAAAGGAAATGAAGAACCAGAAGACCTATGATGATGAAAAGGTAAGAAATGCAGAAAGATGGCAGGTGAAACATGATAACAATGGTGATTTTATCTGGGAAACGGTTCCTGTGTATATAGTGGATGATAAGATTCCTTATGGACATGGGGAAAAGTCAGTGATGATGGTAGAAGAGTACATTAAGCTGAAACCAATTGAGAAATATGCAATTCGTTGGCACATGGGACCGTATAGCGGACAGCAGGACTGGAACACCTTTTCAGCAGCTATCACAAAATATCCGTTAGCGTTGGCATTATTTGAAGCTGATATGGAAGCAACATATATCGTGGAAAGCAAGGAGGAGAAGTGAGATGGAAGAATACAGAGAGTTGAAACTTGAGGCGGATACCTTTGAGAAATTACGGATTGATGCCAATTATGTATTGCAAAGAGCGCTGGGGACTATGAAGGAAAAGGAAAGTATGGAGGGAAAAGTTACTATTTCATTGGATATTAAGCTGATGCCAGAATTCATTCCTAACTTTGATCCGGAAGTGGAAGGGGAAACCCGGAAAATCCTAAAGCCAAGGTTTGAACATAAGATTTCTTCGGCAATCAATATCAAGAATGAGAAAAAAGGCAATACGGAACCCGAGATGGCAATGGAGTGGGATGAAGAAGCACAGTCTTATGTCCTGAAATACATCAATAACACGGATCAGCGTTCCATGTTTGACCCGGACTTCCAGAATATGATGAGAGACAGGGAAGAGGAGAATTCAGAGGGATTTATGAATGTGCCGATGTTAGAAGGGGAGGTGGCAGACAGATGTACGTTGGCCGGTCCTGTTATGGATGAATCAGTACTTTCGGGGCCAGTCATTGATGAGACAGACATTGTGGATGATGGTTATGGATATGAGGATGTAGTTTGATAAGATGGGCGGCTCGGAAAGGTTCTGATCCGCCCAAGCATAGGAGGAGAAGGATGAAGAATAGAATGCAGAGCTTTGTTGATCGTGGAAATCTCTTGATTAGTAAGGGTAAGATGGAAGATGCTATGAAATTGATTACTAATGGATTGCAATATTATACAAACAGAATCATCAAGGCGGTTTCGCCCTATTCAAAATCAGATGCTGGGATGCTGGTTATTACCTTGCGGCATTTGGCAGATCAAATTGAGAAGAAGAATCCGGGAGCGAAAGCTTTTGCAGATGAGATGTCAAAATGCTTAGTATTTCCTGAGTTAGAAGAGATGGAAAAAATAGAAAATACAAATAAGCATTAAAAAATTTAACAGAGAAGGAGAAAAAAGTGCAAACAGGAGGATTAAGAAATGGTAAAAGTAACAATTGAGAAAGATAATGAGGTTACTGTAAAACAGGGTGATCTGCTGGGTGGCTTTATTCTGACTGATATTGGTACAGGGTTTGATACCAGTATGCACTTAATAGGAAGCCTAAAAGCTGGTTGTTTGCCGCGGGTACTTGCTTCGTTTGTATTTCAAGCGTTGAACATGCAATACGAAGATGTCCTTGCTAGGGCAGGTGCAATAATCCAAGTGGGAGGGTATCTGGAAGAAATGACCCACGAGTTCGTTCTTGATAATAAGGATCAAGTCTTTAGCAGGCTGGACGACTTGATAGAGGAGATGGGATGAATAAAATGGAATTATATAATCAGTTTAGCACATGCCGTACATGCGGCAACAGAATTTTATGGGTAAAAACAGAAAGTGGAAAGAATATGCCGGTTGATCCAGAGCTTATTAGCTTCAGAGAAGTCAAAAGTGGAAAGGAGAGAATTGTTACTCCGGAGGGGAGAGTTGTTGCAGGGGAGCGCATAAGTGCAGAGGAGGCAGATGGATTTGGATATATTTCACATTTTGCCACTTGCACCAATCGATAAAAGAGAAAGACCGCCTCTTCAATCAGGCAGTCCTTCAGCAATATGTCCGCAAGCATATTGTAGCAGAAACTTAGTCAATAGTAAATGGGCAGGGAGGATTGCTGATGGGAAAACAAGGCCAAGGGATTAGCCAGAAAATGTTAGAACGGATTACGGAGCATGCAGCCAAGGTCGCAATTGACGTCTATGACAAGGAAAGGGGGCGTGAAGAAAAAGAGAGATTTGATCGGAGGAGAAGTAACACAAGGCTTTTATTAGAGCATTACCGTGACTTCTCTGCGTATGAAGATAACGCTATTTTCCAAATTTATGAGAAGCTTGACGAAGATGTCCTGGAAATCATCGAATTGATGGATGGGAGAAGGACAGATGGAAGCAGTAGAGTAGAGAGCATAGAAAAGGGTGTAATGAGAACAAGGGCCATCATGAACCATGTAAATGTTATGCTTGAAGTGTATGAGCAAGCGTGTAAGCAGTCTCCATATCCGGAGGAAATGAGAAGGTATAGGGTAATTGAAGGTTTGTATTTGTCAAAGACTCCAAAATCTGTGCAGGAAATAGCAGAGGCAGAGGGAATTGCGGAGCGGACCGTTTATAAGGACGTAGCAGCGGCAAATAGGAGGTTAACTGCTCTTATCTTTGGGATAGATGGCTTCAAGCGTTAAAATGCAACCATGGGGCAAAAAGAGGGCATTGACAGGGCGAATTACCATATGGTAACATTTAAGCTGTAAACAAATATGTCACCCCATAAAATAACATGGGTTCAGCATTTCTGATTGACACCAGAGGCCGGTTTGCTAAGATGATGATACAGCGACCTTACCAAATGGGAAGAGGGCAAAAAGAGATGGTTAAAAAAAGTGACGTAGTAAGAAGTCTGGTAGAAGCAAGGCAATACAAGCAAGCATTACGCATTGCAAAGGACTTCCGGCTTGGTATAACGCAAGCGCAGTCAATGAAGATGAAGAAAGCCTATGAGTGTATGGTGCATGAACGGTTTTACCTATCCCTGGGTGAGAATATTCAGGCTAGAATAGATGAGGGGATCGAAACGATCATCAGCATCTATGGAAGGGAGAAGGATAGCCATAGCAAAGTTATACACAAGCAGATTCAGTAACAAAGAGTTGGAGTCAGGGAAGTATACTGTAGTGGGAATTGTGAGAAGCATGCCTAAATTTCCGGTTAAGTATAGTATATCGGGAAATGTAGCGCAGATCGCACCACCGGGGTATCTCTGGAATGAAAATAACCGGGAACGCTTTAAGGCTCCATACTTTACGCATTTGGAAAAGTCGGGTTATCCAGTCATTGGCGGAATTATACAGTATTATCTTGATGCAGGCAGGGATGTTATTCTTTGCTGCTATGAAGACGTGAGGAAGTCAGGCGAGTGGTGTCATAGATTAGTCTTTGCAGAATGGTGGTGTGAAAAGACGGGGCAAAAGGTTGAAGAACTGATTGACCCATCACCGGACCCCGGAGCAAAGCAAAGAAAGCAGGAGGAGCAGAAACGTCAGGAAGAAGAATGCGGATATGAACAGTTATCGTTTATGTCGGACCTCCAGACGGCAATGCATCCTCACTATACACATAACCGCCGATAGCTTAGTGTTAGAGCACCCGGCTCTTTACCGGGAAGGGGCAGTGTTAAATTCCTGCTCGGCGGACCAAAAACAAGGCTCAGTATCTTCGGATGCTGGGCCATAATTTTTCTAAGAGGAAAGAAGGTGAGGTAGTATGCCACAGTTTCAGAACCCTGGTGCGTTCTTTGTAGGCGGAACATTGGTTCCGGCAGAACAAAAGTTTCTGAAGGTGCTGTTAGAATCATCGGTAAAGAGCGGATATACCAGGTTTGTGGAACCATGTGCTGGAACATTTGCCATGTCACATCTGGCAGTACAGTCTGGGTTCAGACCGTCGCAGGTTGAAGCAAGTGATGTATCTATGATGACATCTGTTATCGGATATGCTATTGGAGAAAAGCCGTTAGACGAATTGGAGATAGTGGCTCATGGATTCAGTAGTGAGGAGTTACAGAATCCAGCCAATGTCCTATTTGCTCAGTTATACCTGCGGACAGTTAAGAATGCTGGCAAAGAGTATTTTTACAATATGTTGGTAGACCTGCAATATAGAAAAGCAGAGCATGTAAAACAGATAAGTGTGCAGATACAAAGAGCGCATGACATATTGCATGGTATGAGCTACAGGCCGCTGGATATGTGGGATCACTTGCAAGAAGTGATGGATGATCCGAGGGCTATCGTGATAGCGAATCCGCCTACGTATCTTACGGGGTATGAGAAGTTTTATGACACCGGTGGGAAAATTACCTGGAAGGAGCCGGAATATAAGCTGTTTGATCCACAGACCGGGTACATGGAACTGATGGAGATGTGCAAAGATGCGAAGTGCTTGCTGCTGTGTTACCAGGAAAGTGAGCCAGGGAAGACAGCAGCAGAACCGGTATTTGCCAGATATGGCGTCCGAGCCGGGGTGAACTCCTATATTATTACGAACAGGCCGGAAGAAGCGGTAGCGCTGTCCAAGGGAAAGATGATTGCCAGACCCAATGAAGGCAAGCTAAGTTGTCTGGAATGTAGTATGCTACCAAGGGATTATGAGATTACTCCAAAGAGTAAGGTGCAGTTATGCCAAGTGGAAAGGGCGGAGGCACAGTATTACCGTCAGCTATGGACACATAACTTTGTTGGTTCTGCTGCACCGATCAACATTGCGGTCTTGATTGATGGGAAAATTGCTGGTGTATTTGGCGTTGATAAGTCAGCATTAACGATGGGAGCTTTTGGCACGCAGGTGTCGGATGCTCTTTTTCTTATGTATGGCATGACGGTTCCGCATAAGCAGTACCGGCTCGGAAGGCTATTGACAATGCTGGCGCAGAATAAGGACTTTGTATATAAGATCTGCAATGATCTGGAGAAGGAAAAAGTTGGGCATTTAAAGACAGTGCAGATGACTAAGTACCCCGAAGCAAAAGAAATGCGTGGTGTCATGAAGCTAACGAAACGTATACCGGATACGAAGATGGGCTTCCGGCTTACCTATGAGTCTGAACTGGTGAAGCGGACAGAAAAAGAGACATTGATAGACTGGCTAAGGAGGGAAGAAAAGTGGAAGAAGGAAAGAGCCAAAGCAAAATCCAATATGAGCAAATAGCAGATATGGGTTCCGGGCTGATTATAGCGAGAGTCCCAGCGGCTTGTCTTAGAGAACAGGACATCAATGCCCGTATTATGAAGAATGAGATGCAAAGGCAGCTCACTGACAATATCATGAAAAGAGGCCAGTTGGAGTCACTTCCCTTTTGTGCGCTGACTGAGAGCAGGACCAGAATTGAAGTGATCTCTGGTCATCACAGGTTACGGTCTGGAAAGGACGCAGGGCTAAAGGAGTTTTTCGTTATTCTGGACATCAGCGGGCTTAACCGTTCCAATATTGTAGCAAAGCAGATTGCTCATAATGCCATATCAGGATTTGACGACCAATCCACCCTGAAGGAGTTGGCTAAGATGATTCAGGATGTGGATGATATGATTGAAAGCTACGCGGGTAAGGACATCTTGGCAGAGCCCGAAGCGGAGCTGGAAAAGTACCTTTCGCCAGCAGTAGAGTTTGACTGGAAGAACATGACGTTTTCTTTTTTGCCGCATCAGATAGCAGATCTTACAAAACTTATTGATGCGCTGGAAGGCACAAAGCCGGACTTTCTTGGCGTGGCGGATATTGAGCAATATAAGCCTTTTCTGGAAACGCTGACAAAGTACCAGCAGTTCAGCAATGTAAAGAATACTGGTGCTGCCATCCATGCAATGATCAAGTGCACAATGCAGATGTTTGATGACATCGGATATACCGAAGATAGTGAGTGGATACAGCTCACGAGTATCTTTGGCAGCGGGGCAGTACCAGCGGAGGCAGCACAGGTTATTCATGAGGCTGTTAAAAAGATGGTGGATGATGGTATTGTAGGCCAGAAAAATAAGTGGCAGGCTATTGAATACTTGGCGGCGGATTATTTGGCTGGAAAGTAGGTGTGAAGCATGGCGGCACCATTGATATATAACCGGGCATATCACGATGACTGGGCATGGTCTTTGGCCATAAAAGGTGCCACCGATGAAGAAATTGCTGAGGCCTTTGGAATATCGGTTAGGACACTACACAGATGGAAGAAGGATCATGAAAGCTTTGCTGAAATGCTGATGACGGGGAAAGATCAGGCGGATGCCAAGGTAGAAAGAAAGCTCTATGAGCGTGCCACAGGGTATTCGTATGAAGAAGTAGAAACCGTCATGGAGATTGATGCTGACGGTAATCGGAAACCGGCGAAAGTAAAGAGGGTACAAAAGCAGTGTCCCCCGGATGTACTGGCACAGATGTATTGGCTAAATAATCGGAGGCCGAAGCAGTTCAAACGGAATCCGGAAAACTTTATCAGGCAGGATGATCTGGAAAATGAAGATGAAGTGGTATTTTACTTGCCGGATAATGAAAGAGATGATAACGATAATGGGGAAAAATAAGATAATCATTGCACCACAGCCAGGACCACAGGAAAAGTTTTTATCAACCTCGGCAGATATTGCCATATATGGAGGAGCCGCAGGCGGTGGAAAAACTTATGGGTTGTTGATGGAGCCGATAAGACATAAAAGCAATCCGAATTTTGGAGCTGTTATCTTCAGACGGAACTATACCCAGATAACATCACAGGGTGGATTATGGGATTCCAGTAAAAAGCTATACAGAAATATTAGAGGTGCTGTATCATTTAAAACCCCGAAGTATCATTGGGAGTTTCCAGGAGGATGCACAGTAAATTTTGCACATCTTGGTAGTGATGATGATTGTGACAGTTGGCAGGGTTCACAGATAGATATGATTGGTTTCGATGAATTGACACATTTTACTCGTTACCAATTTTTTTATATGCTGTCAAGAAATCGTTCTGTATCTGGTGTCAGTCCTTACATTAGAGCGACATGTAATCCGGATGCCGATAGTTGGGTAGCAGAATTTATTAAATGGTGGATAGACCAAGGTACTGGATATCCGATATTGGAAAGAAGCGGGAAAATCCGATGGATGGTTCGGATTGACGATGCGGTAATATGGGCAGACACAAGGGAAGAGTTAGTTGAGAAGTATGGCATCAGTCCAAATGAATGTAAAAGTGTCACCTTTATTGCCAGTACTTTGCAAGACAATCAAATACTTTTGAAAACAGATCCTGGTTATCTAGCTAACTTAAAAGCGCTGCCACTGGTAGAGCGTGAACGTTTATTGTTTGGAAACTGGAAGATTAAACCGGCTGCCGGATTGATGTTCAAGCGTAGCCAGGTTGGAGAGTTTCTGGAAGAAGTTCCGAAAGATGTAGTAGTCTGGGCTAGAGGCTGGGATTTAGCCGCTACAAGCGAAGACGAAAACGGCGATCCGGCATATACCGCAGGTGTACTTATAGGGAAACGTAGGAATGGAAGATATGTTGTTGCGAATGTAACGAATGTGCGGTTATCGGCAGGCGATGTAAGAAAGCACATAAAAAATACATGTATCATGGATAAGCGAAGTTATAAGAGAGTTGTAGAACGTCTGCCACAAGACCCTGGGCAGGCTGGAAAGGAACAGGCACAAAGTTATATAAAAATGCTGTCTGGGTTTGTTGTGAAGACAATACCAGAGTCCGGGGATAAGGTTACGAGATCAGAACCATTCTCAGCACAATGGCAAGTAGGGAACGTAGACATAGTAATCGGAGACTGGAATGAAATGTATCTTACACAGTTGGAATCCTTTCCCGAAAGTAAGTTTAAGGATATGGTGGATGGAAGTAGTGCAGCATTTGCAGAGATTGAGGCAGGGTATGCAACTACCCCGCCGCCAGAAGGACCTAGCAAAGAAAGTTATTGGAGGAGGTGATTGAAAATGGCAAGCATGAATGAAATTGGTCGCATAGGACAAAAACGCTATGGTGGAACGTTCTACGAAGAATTTTTACGGGAATTACGTGGACGGCAAGGAGTAGAAACGTACCGTGAGATGGCAGAAAATGATGATACCATTGGGGCGATTCTATTTGCTGTGGAAATGCTGATCAGGCAAGCGCCTTGGAACATAGAACCGGCTGGTGATACACCGAAGGATAGAGAAGCAGCCCAATTTATTGAGCAATGTATACATGATATGCAGGACACTTGGACAGATACCATATCGGAAATTCTGTCCTTTTTGACGTTCGGATGGAGCTATCACGAAATCGTATATAAGCGCCGCATGGGTAAGACCAAAAACATGAAGACCAGAAGCAAATATAACGATGGTTTGATTGGTTGGAGAAAACTACCGATTCGGGCGCAGGAGACATTGTATCAGTGGGAGTACGATGAGGAAGATAACCTACGGGGAATGACTCAGATGCCGCCCCCTAATTATGGTTTGAATACGATCCCGATTGAAAAGGCAATGCTGTTTCGGACGAAAAGCAGAAAGGGAAATCCAGAGGGGCGAAGTATTCTAAGGAATGCCTATCGATCATGGTATTTTAAACGCCGGATACAAGAGATTGAAGGAATTGGGATTGAGAGAGACTTAGCAGGTTTGCCCGTTATGACCGCACCTGACGGGATGGATATATGGTCTGTTGAGGATATTGATATGATAAGGATCAGGGCAGGAATGGAAGACATGATTCGAAGTGTGCGCCGCGATGAAGCAGAGGGAATTGTTAAGCCACATGGTTTTGAATTTGAGTTGCTTAGTACAGGTGGAAGCAGACAATTTGATACCAATGCCATCATCGAAAGATATGATACACGAATTGCTATGACGGTCTTGGCAGATTTTATTTTGCTGGGACATCAGCAGGTTGGTAGCTTTGCTCTTAGCTCGGATAAGACAGAGCTATTTGCCATGGCAATAGGGGCCTATTTGGATATTATCTGTGAGACGTTCAATAGCCATGGCATCCCATCGCTGATTGACATCAATGGAAAGCATTTTGACGGAATTACAAATTATCCTACATTGGAGCATGGTGACATTGAACATGAAGATATTCAAAAGCTTTCTGCGTATCTCAAAGATATGACTGGAATTGGAATACTGGTTCCAGATGATGCTTTGGAGGACTACGTCAGAGAGGCAGCAAATCTTCCGGCGAGAACAACTGATAGCAGATCAATAAGTGAGGACAGGAAGGCGCAGCAAGAGCAGTCGGAGCCACCAGAACCAAAAGTAGCACCAGAGAGCGGGAACGAGGAATTGCCCGATGATCTGGTTACGGAAGCTCAGAAGCGCTTAGGGAGGAAATGCTGATGGCGTTCCTGTTTAAGAAAAAGCAAAAAAAGAAACAGAAGACCAAGGAAAGCCAGGAAGTATTGAACCGATTGGCTGATTACCTGAAGACAGACATTGAAGAACCGGTCAGAATATTGGCGGGTTTTTGGAAAGATCAGTCAGATGCCATTACGTATAAAGAGATACGTCAGGCAATTCTTGATGGGTATATCTCGGAGGGTACGCTTCAGTTGTGGGCGCAGGATTATTCAGTTCTGGTTATAGAAAAGATATATCCGATATGGAAGAAAGCATTGGCGACTGGCTCGATGGGGCCTCCTGTTATGGACACGATTGCAACTAAATTTACTTTTGATATAAATACATCTTCTGTTATGTCGTGGATAAACGATCGGGGGGCGCAGTTTGTTACCATGTTGGTAGATGAGCAGAGGGAAGCGATTAAAGTTTTGTTAGCTGGACATGTGAATGGAACATATACAGTTGATGAACTTTCCAGAGTAATTCGCCCCTGTATTGGACTTACAAAGCAGCAATCAGAGGCTAATTTGAGGTACTACAACAATATAAAGGTCACCCTAAAAAAGGAGCACCCTAAGATGCAACCAGAAAGCATCAGACGGAAAGCCAAAGATGCTGCCATAAAGTACGCAGAGAAACAGCACCGGCAACGGGCATATGACATTGCTCAGACTGAAATGGCCTTTGCTTACAATAGAGGAGCCGATGAAGGCGTACGGCAAGCTCAATCGCAGAACCTGCTGGGAGTTATGGAGAAGCGCTGGAGTACATCTGGGGATGCCAGTGTATGTGATATTTGTAGGGCATTGGACGGGACGCAGATTCCTATGGATGATGAATTTGATTTCAAAGGAAAGGTTCTTTTTGCTGGACAGAAATGTACGCCGCCTGCACATCCACGATGTGCCTGCGGGATTCAGTACATCGAGGTTTCTTCGCCAGTATTTAAAGAGTAGAGGGGAGGTGAGAGATAGAATGAGAAGCTTTTCTGAAATAACTGGTTGCGAATTGAAATCAAAGGATATGATCGTTAAAACCGATGGGTGTGTGACTAAAACAGGCAAAAATGTTACAGAATTTGCCGCAAGTGTTCTGAAAGGTACATTTGCGATCCATAAATCGGATGATGACAAAATGTTGGCCTTTGGCTGGGCCAATGTAGCAGTCACAGCAGCAGGTGAACAGGTTACAGACCTCCAGGAGGATGTCGTTGATCCGGGAGAATTGGAGGAAGCCGCATATCGATTTGTAGAACTCTACCGGGAAGGTGGAGAGATGCATGAAAGAGGTGGATGTGCGGTTCTTATTGAAAGCGTCATGTTCACAGCAGAAAAGATGGCGGCTATGGGGATACCGTCCGGCACATTACCGGAAGGCTGGTGGATCGGATTTCGCGTCACAGATCCGGATGTTTGGACCAAGGTGAAAACTGGCGAATACGCCATGTTTTCTATCGAAGGTGAGGCAGAGAGAGTTGAGATAATTGAAGAATGATAATCTATTGGCATCCGGATGGGTGCTTTTGATTATAAAAATCCGAAGAAAGGAGGAAAAGAAGTGGCAAAGAAACTTAGAAATTTGAAGGTTACAAAGGTTGACTTTGTAGATGCCGGGGCAAATCCCAATGCCAATGTATTGTTGTATAAAAGTCAGAGTGGCGTACCGGGGGGCAATCAGGGGGTTCAGTCGGGGCTGGGAGTGCCGGAAGAACCGAGGACAGAGGGAATACTCAAACGATTCATTTCAGCAGTTGGCAAAGCGGTGGGTCTTAAACCCGAAGAAATAGATGCAACTATTGAAGAGATTGCCAAGGGAAGTGAAGCAGAAACGTTTGGGGAAAAGATGTATGAGGTGACACGAAGAAGGATCATGGATGAAATGTGGGATCTGTGTTATGCTCTGCAATCGTCCCTGTGTTCGATTGTATGTGATGATTCAGTGGAAGACAATGCACAGGAACTGATGATGACCAGCTTGAGTGAATTTGAGGCTGTAATGACTGGCGCTATTGAGCAATGGGCAACAGGAAAGACCTCTAATGTCATTAGAAAAGCAGCTGTTCCGGCCAGCGAAGCAGAACTGGATTATATGAAGTCAGTAAGAACAAGAGTGGATGATTTTATTGCAAAAGCAGAAGCTGGAGAAGAATTGAAAGGAGAAGAAGTAGACATGGGAAAAATTGACACAAGTAAAATGACACCCGCCGAGAAGGCCTTTTTGGAAGACATTGAGAAGAGGTATGGCGAAGGCGCAGGAACAGTAACGGAGGGGCAGGAGAGTCCTGTTGCGAAAGCAGCTCCGCAAGTAGTGCCAGCAACGGAGACAGAGGACATTTATAAGGGCCTTCATCCAGCCGTAGCAGAGGAACTTAGAATGCTCAGAAAACGTGCAGATGAGGCAGAGGAACAAGAATTGACCGGGATCGCAAAGAAATACGAGATCATTGGTAAGAAGTCGGAAGAGTTGCTGCCAGTGCTGAAGAGCCTGAAGGCGGCTGGCGGTGCAGCCTATGATAATATGATCGCTATCCTAGATGCATCTGTTGAAGCTGTAAATAAATCAAGCATGTTCAGTGAAATTGGAAAGAGTGGTGGAAATGGCGATGCTGATTCGGATGCATGGACAAAAATTGAGAAGAAAGCTGATGAAATAATGCAGTCGACTCCTACAATGACCAGAGCAGCAGCGATTGATACCGTTTGTCAGCAGAATCCGCAGTTAGTACACGAGTACGAAACCGGAAGATAAGGAGGGGAAAAGCATGACGACATATACGAGTACAACGATTAATGAAAGCCCCACTATCACTTTGGTAGCAGGTGAGGACATCAGCAAAGCCCAGGGTAAAGCTGTAAAAATTGTAGATGGTAAGGCAGTTGCCGCAACCGATGGTGTGAATGCCATGGGTATTATTCTTTTATCTGAAGAAGCAGAAATCAAGAAAGGCACAGATGTTACTGTTCAGATAAAGGATATTGGCTCCTGGGTAGTTGGCGAGTCGGTTAACATTGGCGATGAATTGACTTCTGGAGTAAATGGAGTGGCAATGAAAGCCGCTAAAGGGAAGTTCATTACTGCTATTGCTTTAACATCTGCGGGAAAGGCCGGGACGGTAATCCGGGCGCAGATTGTTAAAGCGGGATATAAAGCGTAGAGGAGGAAAAATAAATGGGAAACAGACAGGTATTAAGTAATGGAGACATTCAGGCAAGAATCCTGAAAGGCTGGCGTCCTAACCAGTATTTAAGCAACATGAGTATGGCATACTTTTCTAATCCGGCAGATTGGGTGGCAACCCGAATCTTCCCGATTTGTCCGGTTTCGTTAAGCACTAGTCATTACTATACGTTCTCCAAAGGGGATTTGGCAAGAGATAATGTGCAGAGAAAGCCAGCGTTTGGCAAAGTGAATCCTGCAGTGATGGGGCATACCGACAGTACTTATAAGTGTGCAATTGACCAGATTATTGTGGGAATTGACCAGATTGGTACATTGGATTTTCAGAGAAGCAATTCTCCGGCATCCATTGATCCGAGACGTTCGAAGGTGCGGTTTACGGCTGAACAGATGAATCTTCATTTGGATGTAACGTTTGCACGAAACTTTTTCACAAATGGGATATGGAAAAATGAACTGACCGGAATTAGCACAGGTACACCGGGAGCGAATCAGTTCCTTAAGTTTAGTGATGCAAACTTTGACCCAGTGCACTTCTTCAATGCTCGTAGACGGGAAATTAAAGTGAATGGGCGCAGGGAGCCAAATAAGCTGGCGTTAGGATATGACGCTTATACCGCCTTGACTGAACACCCGGACATACTAGAACGTGTGAAGTATACGGGTTCTACTGCTAATCCGGCGATTGTAACCAGACAGGTATTGGCACAGATTCTGCAAATTGATGAAGTTGCCGTTCTTGAAAGTACGTATAATGTAGCTGCTCCGGGGCAAGACGATAATATGCAGTTCATTTGTGATAGCAAGGGGGCATTGTTATGTTATGCAACGCCCAATCCAGCAATTGATGAGCCGAGTGCAGGATACATCTTCACCTGGGATATGTTGGGCAACGGTTCTTGGATGGCAACAGATCAGTTCGAAGGAGAAGCCGGAACGCATACAGAGTTCGTTGAGGGACTGATGTCTACCGATATGCGGAAGACCGCAGATGACTTGGCATGCTACATGACCGATTGCGTATAGGAGGGAGCAAATGAGCGAATTTGTTTGTAAGAAGCCGATCACGTTATCGGGACACGGCTTTGCCTACGGAGAGATCATCCCGGATGGGCTTGTGGCTCCAGGGCGCGAATTGGCCTTGATTCGCAGTAATTATATTGCTGAAATAGAAAGTGGCTTGTTTATGGAATCCGTAGAACCAATTCAGCCCATTCAGGCACGATTTGGAGTGTTCCAACTCACAATACCTATCACCACCGAAAAAGGCTACCTAGAGCTTACAACGAGTTCTGAGACGGTAATCAATGTATTGATTATCATGCAAAAGACGGTGGAGCAAGCCGCAAAGGATATTGCAGAAATGGGTGATACAGACGCCCTGCTCCTATTGAATGCCATCGACTCAAGAAGCGGAATTCAAAAGGCTGCAGAAAAGCGGATGGAACAATTATCTCATGAAAACCAGAACGGTGAAACTGGGGCAGGAGGAGAAAGCAAGGGGGATGCCTGATGTCGAAGGCGTATACCTATGAACCAGAAAAGATTAGGGAACCAGGCAAAGACCGGATGCGGTTTGAATTGGGGGATACCATGGTAGAGGGCGGAGCTGAAACTTCCGCCCTTACTGATGAAGAAATCAGTGCTACCATTGGAATGTATCCTCAAAAGTGGAAAAGAGCAAAACTGGCATTATTGGAGAGTATTTGCCGCAGATTTGCATATGAACCGGATACGAAGATTGGTCCTCTGGCATATTCGTTTGGGGAAAGAGCGAAGCTATGGCGAGAGGATTATGAAAAGCTAAAAACAGAGGTGTCTGCCGGTTCAGTTTGTGTCCCTAAGTTTGGCACGGATCAGGATGGTAATGAAAAAATGCCATACTTTTACACTGGCATGTTGGGAAATCAGGAGGCACAGTCCGAATGAGGAGTTTAATGTATTTGAGGCCAGGTAATTTATACAAGGATTTTATTGTAGAAACGAATACTGTCAGTCTCGGCACTACTGGAAGACCCCAAATTGGATACGAAGATTCTAAGGTTGAAATCCTTAAAGGAATTCTGGCAGAGGCAAATGATCGGCAAAGGTTTCGTTGGGATCAACTTCAGCATCCGATTACGCATACGATTGTGCAAGATGGACCGCAAATGGCTAAGGCTGAAGATAAGCTGGTGTTAGGGGGGCGCATATTTCTTATCAAGGGTGTAGAAGATCCCGGAAGTATCGGGATCTGTACAATGTATTTTGTTGAAGAGAGGACAGATGTTAGATGAGTGATATCCGTAATGCTGGTGCAGCTTTGAAAATAGCGGTTGATAAGAGAGTAGACAGTATAGGGAGGCAAGTTGCGTCAAGGGGTACAAGATCCGTAAATGCATTGCGAAATGCTGAGTTGGATGTACTGAAGGGGGAGCGAAGTGGAAGGGTTTATAAGAAGCCATATAGTAGGGCTACTTATACGGCTTCTGCGCCCGGAGAAGCACCAGCTAGAAGAAGTGGGGCATTGCGTCTTAATTGGCATGGTTCCGTGGAAGGGGGAGTAGCCTCCAAGGGAGGCGTGCAAATAGTAGCTGCATTGGAGAGCGAGCAGGATTATTCTGGTTATTTGCAAGATGGAACCTCCCACATGGCTGCCAGACCATTTAAAGAACGTATTATTGAAAAGGCCACCCCTGAAATAGAAGCAATCTACAATGAACCGTACAGTTAGGAGGTGCAGGATTGAATTTGATTGTGAATGCGGTTACTAAGGTGTTCGATGTTTCGGTTATAAAGCGAGGGGATCTCCTTTATGCCAAGCATAAGACGTGGCAGGAAGGCAAAAGAGGATTTGTAACGGCCATTTCCGGAGCAGAGATTATAGTTCAGTATCACCCGGGGATTGGCAATGTTACAAACCATTTCTTTTTGCCAGCCGACGAAGTGGTTGCAGGTGAGTGGGAAGTCCGCTGGTCAAGAGACCTCCGAGGTATAGGCAAATATGGGATGGAGGGGTGACAATGACCCTTGAGGAATTGATTTATAGATGGTTTTCCAAATATGAAAGGCTGACGAAGAAATTAGCAGCTTTTTCAGGGAATCCAGCTATTTTTTATCAAGTGGCACCAGATGATCGGCAAAGGGGATGGGAGAATAAGACGCAGTACCCTAGAATTGTCTATGCCATTGATAGGCAGGCAAATCAGGAGCGCAAGAGTGCTGGCACAATGGAAATCAGTCTGCTTTGTGATGAAGCAGGTGTTGCGCCGGAAGAAGTGGAACCGCTTGTAAGAGAATGCTTGAAAGATATCATTATTTGTCCGGATAATGGCCTCCCATATTGCTTTGCTTGGTCACGGTCAGATGGGTTTGAGATACCGTCTCGTGAGAGTGGGGCGGATACAAGAATTATTGGAACGGAGATTAGATTTGATATCTTGGAGTATCCATGCCAGGAGACCACAGATCCAGATCCAGTAGTGGCTTTGAACCGGTATATAAAATCCAAGCTTTCAAATGCCTTTGTAATTGGTCTGGATAAAATGGGACATTTTAAAACTGCCACGGTCAAGGCCCCGGTCTTTTATTGCCGACTAGACTCAGTGGAAAAGGCACAAGAAACAAATACCGTGGCATGGATGGATGGCAAGATTGCTATCCATATTCTTTGCCCAGACCCCAGTATCCGCTTAAAGCTTATGATGGAGATTGCCAATAACCTATGCTTGGATGGAGAGGTAATTATGTTGGATTATTCCCCCATGACGATAAAAAGGCTACTGGTTAATAACAAGGCAGACTTTTTGAAGGATGGGCAACTATTTGTAACTGTTCACTATGGTTTGCTCAGGTATCAGAGCGAACCGCACATGATGGATGGAGTCGAAATCGACTTCGGAATAGGAGGCTGATTATGGCTACCAGCAAAGTAGCTGAAAAAAATACGGAGCAGCAGGAAGAGAAGGTTTTAAAGGCTGCTCAGGAGTCTGTATATACAGTCAATGAATTTGCAGATTCCTCACAACAGGTTTTTGGTGCGAGGCGGGAATGTGTTATAGCTGCATTTCTTTGCGCAGGGAAAGAGTCAGCAACGATTACAGAGGCCAAGAAGATTGTAGAAACATTTTTAAAACAGGAGGTTAAATAGATGGCAGGTACTTATATTACAGGTGAAGAAAAGGTTCGACCGGGTACTTATTTCAACATCCAGACGCCGGGAAATAACCAGGCGATAGGAGCTATTGACGGCATCGTTGCTATTTTGTTCCGAGCTAATTGGGGACCGTTAGGAGAAGCTATAGAGATTAGCTGTGATGGATACGAGAAAGTATTCGGAACGGAGATAACGACAGATGCTATTGCTCAGGCTTTTGAGGGCGGTGCAAACACAGCAATTTGCTGCCGGGTTGGGACTGGTGGAACCAGCGGGAATGTTAAACTTAAGATTGGCGGTGGTAAGGATGATGCGATCACGATTACGTCTAAATATGTTGGAGCCAAAGCGTTCACAGTAACGGTGAAAGATAAGCTTTCGGATGATTCGAAGCGCGAGTGTATTATTTATAGCGGTACGAAAGAGTTTGAAAAATTGACTTTTAGCAAAGGAACAGATGAGGTTTCTTCGTTAGTTGAGGCCTTTGCGGAGTCAAAGAACTTCAAGGCTACCAAGGTTGGCACTGCATCAGGGCTTTTGGCAGCAGTTTCACAGGCCACATTTACTCTGGGGACAAATCCTACGATCATGGCAGAAGATTATAGTAATGCTTTAGCCGCAATTGAAAAGTATCGCTACAATACAATTTGTGTGGACACAGAGGACGTAGCGATACATGCGCTTTTGGGAGCGTTCGTAGAAAGGATTTACAATGCTGGACAGCTAACACAGGCGGTTATTGCAGAGCGGAAGAGTACGTTATTGGAAAACCGAATGGCACATGCGCTGGCGTACAACAATGAGAAGATTGTATATGTATTGAATGCCTCGGCGACAAGCAGTACGTTCGGAGAATTGGAAGGATATCAGGTAGCGGCCAGGGTAGCTGGCATGATTGCGGCATACCCGTCAAATAACTCACTGACACATGCTGTATTGGCAGGAGTTACCCAGCTCAATGAGGCATTGACGCCCACACAGATGACAAAGGCGGAAACAATGGGTTGCTTAGTACTGAGTGTCAATACTGGTAAACAGGTGTGGATCGATAGTGCGATTAACACACTTGTGGCTCCTGATGAGAATCAAGACAATGGATGGAAGAAAATTCGTAGGACCAAGACGCGGTATGAATTGATTACACGTTCAAATAACCAATCTGATTCCTTAATCGGAAAGGTTGACAATGATGCAAATGGAAGAGCGACCATTGTTAGCCAGATTCAGGGGATTGGTAACGCGATGGTGGAAGAAGGTAAGTTGGTTTCTTGTTCCGTATCAGAGAATACCGCAAATATCGCTGAGGGGGATAGCGCATGGTTTAATATTGAGTGCATTGATAAAGATTCGGCAGAGCGCATCTATTTGACATACAAATTTAGATTTACTACTCAGGAGGGTTAATAAATGCCAATTAATAACAGAGCAGCCGGTGATGCACGGCACGCAAGAACAGGTAAGGATGGAGCGTTTTATAACAAGGATGGTGTTATGCTGGCTTCGGTAGAAACATTTCAGTCCAATGTATCCTTTAGCAATGCGAAGTACAATGTACTGGGAGATCCACAGGAGCATGAAACATCAGGTAGCTATTCAGCATCTCTTTCGATGACACAAGTTGTTGTTGAAGATGATGCATTTATCGTTGAGCTGATGGGTGCCCTTTTAACGGGGGAAATGCCTGTTTGGGATTTCCAGGGTACATTAAAAGGGAGGAACGGTTCCGAGGAGAGAGTCGTTTATCGCGACTGTATTTGCTCGGGGCAAGTGGATTTGCAGAATATCGCAGCGGGGGATGTTATCAAGAGGGCATGGAATTTCTTCGTGAATCGTCCGCCAGTATTACAGAAGTTATTAAGTATCTAAGAAAATCGTTCATCATAAGGGGGCCGGAATCCATATATGGGTATCCGGTCTCCTTTACATTATCATTTAGGAGGAAAATGGAATGTCAGTAAAAAACGGTGTGGTCGAAGAGACTGCTAAGGCGCAGGTTGAAGAAAGAGTTTTTTCAGAGGAAGAAACCAAGAATCAAACAAGGTTGTTTGAGAATGATTTCATCCAAGGTCTGATTGCGGCAGCGGATTTCCGAACCGAGGAAACACAGCATATAGAGATCATTCGTAATGGGAAGCTCTATTTTGCTTTTGATGTTCGCGCACTTGGCGAGGAGGAATACGACAAGTGCAAAACAAAAAATACGAAGTATGTACGGAACAAACAGTTGGGAATCAAGCTACCGGAAGACACTAACACAGTAAAGTACAGATGCTCACTAATTTATCAGGCTACTGTAGAAGCGGATCGTGCAAAGCTCTGGGATAATAAGCAGATTTGGGATGCTCTAAATACTAAGGGATTACAGATCATGAATGGCTTGGATGTGATCGAAAGTGTCTTAAGAAGCGGAGAAAAGGACAAAGTTATCGAATGCATTGATAAGCTAAGTGGATATGACAACAACAATCTGGAGGAAGTAGCAAAAAACTAATCGAGTCTGGAGGCCGGGCTACTTTGCTGCATCATATCTTCCAAAAAACCGGAATAACACCGGATGATTTTTACGAAAAGCCCCCTGGCGTGAGGGCTTTTTTGTTGGCCTCAATGATGGTCGCTTTAGAATCTCGTGAGAAAGGGGGGATGATGGATGGCTGAGACTGTGCGAATCGAAATACCGATTGAGGCGCTAGATAATACTGATCCGGCGCTTGCAAATATTATTAGTCGATTTACAAGAGTTGAAAATGCGGCAAGGCAAGCTCAATCAACGGTTACCAGATCGAATTCCGCTGTCACACAATTTGATCGAACAGCGGAACGGACACATAACACCCTGTCAAGCTGGATGAAAGAGAAATACCAACTTTTATTGGAAGCAAAAGATAAAGTCGCGCCAGTCGTAGACAAAATCAAGGCCGGGTTAAAAAGCATCGCTGCCAAGGCATGGAATGTGACCATGAAAGCTGTGGACTTGGTGACATCTCCGGTCAGAGGCATCATAAATTTGTTGAAGAATCCTATCTTCCAAGTTGGAGCGGTTCTCGGCGTTAGTATAGGTTTAAAGGATACAATAGAAACATTTGCTAACTTTGAGGCCGCAATGAGCCAGGTGAAAGCGATTAGTGGGGCAACGGAGCAGGAATTTGAACAGTTGAACACAAAGGCAAAAGAGATGGGTGCGACTACAAAATTTACTGCGACAGAATCTGCAGAGGCGTTTAACTATATGGCAATGGCCGGATGGGAAACGCAGGATATGTTAAATGGCATATCCGGAATCATGGCATTGGCGGCGGCATCTGGTGAAGATTTGGCAACAACTTCTGATATTGTAACTGACGCATTAACCGCATACGGCCTTACTGCAAAAGATGCAGGACATTTTTCGGATGTAATGGCACAAGCAGCGGCAAGTGCGAATACCAATGTTGCATTAATGGGAGAAACGTTTAAGTATGTGGCTCCTGTAGCTGGTGCATTGAATTATACGATTGAAGATAGTGCATTAGCAATCGGATTAATGGGAAATGCATCAGTAAAGGGTAGCCGTGCTGGTACTGCATTGAAAACGGCTCTTGCTAATATGGCGTCCCCAACTGATAGTATGGCAAACGCCATGAAAAAGTATAGCATAAGTTTGACTGATTCAAAAGGAAATATGAAGAGCCTAAAAGAAGTGATGGATGATATGCGATCAGGTCTTGGAAAGCTAAGTGAAACAGAACAGACAGCGGCTGCAAGTACAATTTTTGGCAAAGAAGCCATGGCAGGAATGTTAGCGATTATAAATGCAAGCGAGGAAGACTACGAAAAATTAACCGAAGCCGTATATAATGCGGATGGTGCATCACAAAAGATGTCGAATACCATGCTTGACAATTTGCAAGGTGCTTTTGTATTGTTGCAGAGTGCGGCTGAAGGAGTAAAGATTACAATAGGCGAAAGATTGAAACCCTATTTAATGGAGTTTACCACCTGGTTAACAAATAAAATGCCAGACATTGAGTCAGCAGTTGGTCGGGCGATTGATTTCATCGAAGATAAAATCATGGAATTAAAAGCTAAGATAAAGGAATTCACAGGCACAGATGAATGGAAAAATGCGGACTTCTTTGGTAAGGTAAAAATTGCCTGGGATGAAATTATTGCAAAACCGTTTTCTGAATGGTGGGATGGCAGAGGCCAGTCGTGGTTTATCAATAAGGCAAAATCAATCGGAAAAGGTATTGGTACTGCTGTGTCTACCGGGATACTCGCCCTACTTGGGATAGATGTTTCCGGTGCAATTGATGAAGGGGCTAGTGTTGGTGCTTCTTTCGCTCGCGGTCTGATTGATGGTTTTGATGTAGATGCTATTAATGATAAGCTTTGGACAGCAGTGAAGGGTGTTTTTGCAAATGCATCAAAAATACTTCCGGGAGGAGAAGCGGCAGATTTGACATCGTGGTTATCGGCAGCGATGATCGCGAAAGTCTTAGGCCCGATGCTCAGCACTACTATTAAGGGCGTAACCCTTGGCAGAACTGTTTTGGGAAGCGGCTCCGGTGGGGCAGGATTGCTGCAAGGCTTGGCGAACCTGGGGTCCAATACTGCAATTAGCTTAGGTGCAGGGAATCTGGCAGGAGGAGCCTCGTTATCAGCAGGGGCCTTATCTGCTCTTGGGCTTACCTCAATTGCTGGCGGCGTGGTAGGAGGCGCTACCGCGATAAGTGGGGTAAAAGACCTATACACTGGTTTTGCCTCCGACAATGAAGAGGAGGCATCAGCTTACAAGGCGTCGGGTGCATGGAAAGTAGGTGGCGTTGCAGCTGGTGCAGGTTTAGGTGCCGCCATCGGGTCTGTGGTGCCGGTACTTGGTACTGCTGTTGGCGGATTGATCGGAGCTGGAATTGGAGGTTTGGTCGGATGGTTTACTGGTGAAGGAAAAAAAGGTGAGTATGAGAAGACGTTAGAAGCGGCTGAGTTACTACGAATTGAAGAGGAGAAAGCCCAAGCGGCAGTCAAGCTGAAAGCTGAGCAGGCAAAGTATGAGACCAAGGAATTGAAGAATGCACTGGCAGATACAAGCATGACAGCAGAGGGATTTGCACAGTTGTTCCAAAAAGCGGTGGGCGAAAATTTGCAGAGACATTTCGGCAAGGTGAAACTATCTATGACTGAGATACAGTCCATCGCCAAAAAACTGACGTTTGCTGAGAATGTTGAAGGTGTGACCAAATTTGCTAATGCATCTCAGGGAGCCAAAGAGTCTTATACGAGTTTGCAAACAGTCATATCCGATATGAACAAGCTAAACTGGAAAACCAGCTTGGGTCTAATCTTTGATGATACTGACATCCAGGAATACACATCAGGTATTGATACGCTGATTCAGAGCGCAAAAGAATATATAGAAAGCCAGCATTATGAGGCTAAGACAGCTATTGATCTACTGGTTGAGCCAAGTGGGGAGATAGACATGACAAGTAGCCTGAATAGTATGTATGAAAGCCTCCAGGAACAGATTAACTCGCTCGGGACAGACTTGACTGCTAAGGTTAATGTTGCTTTAGAGGACGGAGTAATTACTTTGGATGAGCAAGAAGAAATATTGAATTTGCAGAGACAGATTACGGAGATTACCGAAAAGGTTTCTGCTGCTCAGACGGAAGCGGAGTTCAAGGCGCTAAAAATCAAGTATGGCGGAGCTGATTTGGATGCAGATTCCTTTGCGGCCTTACAGGCAGAACTTCAGCAGCAAGTAGAAAATGCGACACAGAGCTATGACCAGGCTTTAAAGGTAGGGATTGCCAATTTGGAGCTTGAGCTTTCGGAAGGAGTAATTAACCAGGAAGAGTATGACACGCAGTTACAGGCATTGACTGAAGGATATGAAGCCAAAATATCAGATCTGAATGTTCGCGTAGAGAGTTTTCAGTTAGAGTCCATAGCAGAAGCATATTCGAGTGAGCTGGATGGGATATTGCCGGAAATAGAAGGGACAACGGCAGAAAAATTACAGACTGCATTGCATAATGCTATTGCCAATGGAACCGACGCTACTACATGGGATATGGAAACGGCAGCAAGACTATTAGGGCTGGAGAGCCTAAGCATGGAATCACAAGCGGCAATTGCAAGCATGATGAGTGGTGTTGCGGCAGCCATCCCTGATACTCTAAAAAACGATTTGCAAGAGTCTTTCAGACAACAATTGTCAGATATGAATTTTGACGAAGTTCTTGCATCAATCGGCCCTGAAATGATGGCGGCATTGTCATCATCCATAAGCGGTATTGATATGTCTCCGATGGGTGCCAGTCTTTCAGCTGAACTTGGCAATATGATACATGGGGTTGATAAAGCTCCGATGGAATCAGCTCTTGTTGCACTGGTAGAAAGTACTGGCGGCGCGATCAACAGTGCATATGCACCTGGGTTTAAGACGACCACAGATGTCACCATAACGGCAAATTACAAGCTGGCAAATCCTACGGCAACCATAAGTTTTTCGGGTGGTGGCTCAGGAACCGCCACAGTAAATGCAAGTATAGCCAAAAAAGCGGATGGCGATATCATTACTGGTCCACTGTTAAGCTGGGTTGGTGAGGATGGTCCAGAGGCGATTATCCCTCTAGGGGGGAAGCGCAGAAGTCGTGGCTTGAGTTTGTGGGAAAA